GGACCATCGGAAAGATGGGACCGAAAGGAAAAGGTCCGTTCCTGTGAAATCTCTCCCTCTCGCCCTGCAGGCGCATCTGGACGACGGCACGACCACGCTTGCGTGGTGCTGGCGGATCACGCGGGCGGACGGACTCGTCCTCGGCTTCACCGATCACGACCGCACCCTGTCTTTCCTCGGTACCAGTTTTGAGCCCGACAGCGGGCTGATCGCCTCGGAAGTCCGCTCGGGCTCGGACCTTTCCGTCGACGCGCAGGATGCCGAAGGCGTGCTGATGTCCGGGCGGATCACTGAAACCGACATCATCGACGGGCGCTGGGACAATGCCACGGTCGAGGCCTGGCGGGTCAACTGGGCCGACACCTCGCAGCGCGTGCTGATGCGGCAGGGCAACGTCGGCCAGATCAGGCGCGGGCGGATGGCCTTCGTGGCCGAGGTGCGCAGCATGGCGCAGGCGCTCGGGCAGACCGTGGGCCGGACGTTTCAGGCGGCCTGTGACGCGGCCCTTGGCGATGCGCGCTGCGGCGTGAACCTGGAGGCGGCGGGCTACAAGGGCACCGGGGCGGTGACCACCCTGCTGCGCGACCGGGCTTTCCTCGCCTCCGGCCTCGGCAGCTTCGCCGACAACCTCTTCAGTTTCGGCACGGTCGAATGGACCAGCGGGCCGAACGCGGGGCGGCGGACGGAAGTCATGATGCACGAGAAGTCGGGCAGCGACGTGCGGATCACCCTGCTGGGCGAGCCGGTCCGTGCCATCGCCGCCGGGCACGCTTTCACCATCCGGGCCGGATGCGACAAGCGGATCGACACCTGCGCCGCCAAGTTCGGCAACGCCGTGAACTTCCGGGGCTTTCCGACCATTCCCGGGCAAGACGCGGTCCTGCGCTATGCGGTCCGCGACGGCAGCAACCAAGGCGCGGTGCTCTGATGCCCGCCGATCCGGCCCGCGTGATCGCTGCCGCGCGCGGCTGGCTCGGCACGCCCCACCACGATCAGGCAAGCGTCAAAGGCGCAGGCTGCGATTGCCTCGGCCTGGCGCGCGGCGTCTGGCGCGAGGTGGTCGGCCCCGAGCCTTTGCCGATGCCCGCCTACAGCCGCGACTGGGGTGAGGCCGGACCGTTCGAAGTTCTCGCCGACGGCGCGGGGCGCTGGATGCACCTGGTGCCCGTGGCCGATGCCGGGCCGGGGGCGCTGGTCCTGTTCCGGATGCGGCGCGGGGCCATCGCCAAGCACATCGGCATCCTCACGGGCCCCGCCAATGGACCTGCCACGTTCCTGCATTCCTACGAAGGACTGGGCGTGATCGAGGAACCGCTCACGACCGCATGGGCGCGGCGCATCGCGCTGGCCTTCCTGTTCCCCGCACCCTCGGAGACCCTCTGACATGGCGACCCTCGTCCTCGGTGCTGTCGGCTCCGCGCTGGGCGCGGGCTTCGGCGGCACCATCCTCGGGCTGTCCGGGGCCGCCATCGGGGGGCTGGTCGGTTCCTCGATCGGCTCGGTGGTCGACAGCTATCTGCTGGCGTCGCTCACGCCCGGCCAGCGCATCGAGGGCGCGCGCCTGGACGGTCTGCGGATCACCTCCGCGACCGAGGGCACGGTCCTGCCGCGCCTCTTCGGACGGATGCGCCTCGGGGGCAACATCATCTGGGCCACCGATTTCCGCGAGGAGATCGTGACGACCGAGACCCAGGGCGGGGGCGGCAAGGGTGGTCGCCGGCGCGGCCCGACGGTCACCACGACCGAGTATCTCTATTCTTCGTCCTTCGCCGTGGCGCTCTGCGAAGGGCCAATTACAGGGATCGGCCGCATCTGGGCTGACGGCGCGCCGATGGATATGTCCGGCGTTGTCTGGCGCTGGTATCCCGGCAGCGAAGGCCAGGGCGCGGACCCGCTGATCGCGGCCCGCATGGGGACCTCGGTGACGCCCGCCTATCGCGGCACCGCCTACGTGGTGTTTGAAGAGCTGGCGCTTGAGCGCTATGGCAACCGGCTGCCGCAACTGTCCTTCGAGGTCTTCCGCCCGCTGGCCGAGGCCGACACCGCTGAGGGCCTCGTGGGCGCCGTGACGCTGATCCCGGCCTCGGGCGAGGCTGCCTATGCGACAAGTCTGATCCGCCGGGACGGAGCGGGCGCGGAGAACTGCAATGCGCTGGCCGATGTGCCGGACCTTGACGTCTCGCTGGACCGCCTCTCCGCGCTGGCGCCGGCGGTGCAGAGCGTCTCGCTGGTCTCGGCCTGGTTCGGCGATGATCTGCGGGCGGGCGTCTGCACGGTGAAGCCGAAGGTCGAGGTGGCGGCAAAGACCATCACGCCCGAATGGTCCGTCGGTGGGCTGCCGCGCGCGTCCTATGGCGTTGTGAGCCAGATCGACGGGCGACCGGTCTATGGCGGCACGCCTTCGGATGCGAGCATAGTCCAGGCCATTCAGGAGCTTCGGGCACGGGGCAAGCGCGTCACCTTCTACCCGTTCGTGATGATGGATATTCCACCCGGCAACACGAAGCCCAACCCCTACAGCACCAGCGCCGCCGGTGTCGGCCAGAGCGTGTTTCCCTGGCGCGGGCGGATCACCTGTTCGCCCGCCGCCGGTTACGCCGGATCGCCGGACAAGACGGCAGCGGCAGCAACGCAGGTCGCGGCCTTTTTTGGGGCGGCGCTGCGGACGCAGTATTCGGTCAGCGGCACGACGGTGACCTTCACCGGCACGGCGAGCGACTGGGGCCTGCGGCGGATGATCCTGCACTACGTCCACCTTTGCGCGGCGGCGGGCGGGGTCGATGCCTTCCTGATCGGCACGGAAATGCGCGGCCTCACCCAGATCAGGAGTGCTGCGGGCACTTACCCGGCGGTCGCGGCCTTTCAGGCGCTGGCGGCCGACGTGCGCGCGATCCTCGGGGCGGGAACGAAGATCAGCTATGCTGCCGACTGGTCGGAATACTTCGGCCATCAGCCACAGGACGGCACGGGCGACGTGTATTTCCACCTCGACCCGCTCTGGGCGGATGCGAACATCAACTTCGTCGGCATCGACAACTACATGCCGCTGTCGGACTGGCGCGACGGCGACCAGCATCTCGACGCGCTCACCTGGCCGGATATCCACGACCGCGCCTATCTGCAGTCGAACATCGCGGGCGGCGAAGGATTCGCGTGGTTCTATGCGAACGAGGCCGCCCGGGCCGCGCAGACCCGGACCACGATCACGGACGCAGGAGCGGGCAAGCCCTGGGTCTTCCGCTACAAGGATATCCGCAGCTGGTGGAGCAACCCGCACTATAACCGCCCGGGCGGTACCGAGAGCGGATCGCCCACGGCCTGGGTGCCGCAGTCCAAACCCATCTGGTTCACCGAGATCGGCTGCCCGGCCATCGACCGCGGATCGAACCAGCCCAACGTCTTTGTCGATCCCAAATCGTCGGAGAGCTTCGCGCCGCACTTCTCGCGGGGCTGGCGTGACGACGCGATCCAGCGGGCCTATCTGGAAGCCTCGTGGCTCTGGTGGGGCAATGCCGCCAACAACCCGACGTCGGGCGTTTACGGCGCGCCGATGCTCAATCTGGCGGAATGCGCCGCCTGGACCTGGGACGCCCGACCCTATCCCTTCTTCCCGGCTCTGTCGAATATCTGGGCGGACGGGGCCAACTGGCGGCTCGGCCATTGGCTCACCGGGCGGCTCGGCGCGGTGTCGCTGGCGGCGCTCGTGCGGGCCTTGTGCACCCGGGCGGGCCTGTCCGCCGCGAGCATTGACGTCTCGGGCCTCTGGGGCGCGGTCGAGGGCTATGTGATCTCTGCGCTGGAAAGCCCCCGCACCTCGATCGATGTGCTGGCGCGCCACTTCGGCTTCGACGCGGTCGAGAGCGAGGGCAAAATCCGCTTCGTGATGCGGGGCCGCGCGCCGGTCCTGTCGGTCACGCCCGACGGCATGCTGGCGGGCGGCGGGGGCCCAGGAAACGAGGGGTCAGCCGAGCCGCTGGAAATCGTCCGGGCGCAGGAATCCGAACTGCCGCAGGCGCTGAAATGGACCATCGCCCGCGCCGACGAGGATTATGACGCCGCCATCGTCGAGGCCCGCAGGATCACGGTCGACAGCACCCGGATCGCCGCCGAGGCTTTCGCGATTGCCGTGCCGCCCGAGGAGGCAGAGCGGCGCTGCCGCCGCGCGCTGGTCGAGGCCTGGGTGGGGCGCGAGACGGCGGCCTTCCGGCTGCCGCCCTCGCGGCTGGCACTCGACCCCTGCGATGTGGTCGGCCTCGGGGTCGACGGTCGCACCCTGCAGATGCGGATCGCCCAGACGGCGGATGCGGATGCGCGGACGCTGGACTGCGTTCGGCAGGACCGCGAGGCCTATGATCTGCCGCCGGGCGAGCCGCGCCTGGCATCCATCGCGCGCCCGGTGGTCTTCGG